GTCGGCTTCTTCAAGGAGCGCAGCTTCAACTATTCAGGCAATGTTTTGCTGTCGTTGTCTGGGGGACGATCATCTGCGGCAATGCTTCGTTTGCTGCTCGACCAGCATGGAGGCGCACTGCCTGCCAATTTCAAGGTTATATTCAATAATACAGGTAAAGAACATGATGCCACATATGATTTTTTGCAACGCATTCAAGATGACTGGAAAGTCGAGATCATAGGGCTTGAGCTTTCGGGCTTTGTCTCTGATAAAGAGGTAGCCTACAAGCATGTTACATTTGACAATGCAGCTCGAAAGGGTGAGCCTTTTTATGTGCTAATGGAGCATAAACTAGGTTTTCCGCCTCGGCGTGCCAACAGACTTTGCACGCTATATATGAAGGTTCTGCCTAGCATCCAATATGCAACTGCGGAATTAGGATGGGCGTCCTACACTCAGTTACTCGGCTATCGATCTGATGAACTTAGTCGTCTGCACAACGCGCGAATGCGGTGCGGAAAGAGTAAATTACCTTATATTCCTGAAGCGCCGTTGATACGAGCAGGGATCAATAAGGCAGCCGTGCTCTCATTCTTTGCTCAATATGAGTTCGATTTAGGTATTCCTGATAACTGTGGGAACTGCACGTTTTGTTTTCTCAAGGACGAAGTGAAGTTGCGTCGCGTGATGCAGCAGATGCCCGGTGAGATTGACTGGTGGATAGAGCTTGAGAAACATTGGGGAAAAGGCACTGACAAAGGAAAGTATCCGTTACAGTACATGATTATGCCAAACGGTGGGTATCAAGGCGTTAAAGATCGCGCAACAGCATTGATGGCTCCTGTCGTTGATGAGAACCTTGAGGATCTCGAATGCAATTGCACGGATTGACGTGATGCTGCGCAATATCAGACGCAATGTGGTAACGACTTCTAATCCACAGATCACTGCTGCGAACTTTTCCGAATATCAACGCGCGCTGTTCTTCGTCAGGCTCGGCGCCATCGACATCTGCAATGAAGCGCCCTATCACATCGACTTCGACAAATGGCCATATAACGACCAATTGAACTATGAAGCTGGGCGCGTCGATACGAGCAACTTAATCGCCGCCGTGCCGCATGCAGCGCGCAGACAGCTTGCGCGCGAGATCGTGCAAGCATGGCCCGAGAACATGCAGGGAGTGCCGCCAACTATCGCGAGAGCGCTCGGCATGGCTAATCAGACGACGGGCAGTGCATATCCCAAGACAGTGCAGCCGAACAGTGACGACGTGCAGGCAGCAGTGACACGCGATGCACGCGGGCGTATGCTGCTCAGAGTGCCCACTGTGTCTGAGGAGTGATCCATGCTTGCTCGTCGCTCACTGCTCGCTGGTTTGTTTGTTGCGCCCGCGATCATTCGCACGCCTGGGCTGTTGATGTCGATCAGCAGCAAGCGCTTAGTGTTGCCGGATATGTATGGCTTGGTTCATGTTGAGGGAACCACATACAGAGCGACGCGACCTGTCTTGCTCACAGAGTGGCAGGGACGCGCGCTTAGACCGCAAGCGCTCCTTCGCGGGGATTGTATTGTTTTCAACCAATAGGATCAAATAAATGCCCGCCACGCTTGTTCACTTCCAATATCGTCTGCGTGGCAGTTGTGGTTGGTTCACTTATCGTGTCGTGTGTCTGCATGAAGTCACGCAAGATTACATCGAGCGTTGGCAGAACGGCGGATATGAAATCAGGATAATCAGCGAAGATCGTTTCTCCGAACTTGATCTTTGAAGAAGGGCTTGCAACGAGTCGTGACGCCCGCTATATGCAACACGTCTTGACGTGCTTTACCGACCCTTAGCGCACACCAATTCTGCGCGTGGGACTGCGGAGCCGTCTACTCCATGCAAAATAAACTGGTTGGGAAGCTCAGAGAATGAGAGCATGGTACTGCGCGCAAACTGAACCAAACTGCGAATACAGAGCCCGCAAATATCTTGAACTGAGCGGAATACCAGCCTTCCTTCCAACATATCTGACCAAAGACAAGAGCAGACATCTCAAGGTCAATCTCTTGTTTCGTGGTTATGTGTTCTTCTCGCTCGACGATCCGATGCTCTGGCCGCGCGTGCGCACGATCACAGGCATCTTGCGTGTCATCACAAATTCGCCGCTCGAAACATCAGACACGCCTTGGTATGCAATGCCATCGATCTGCGCATCAGACGCTATCGAACGGCTCAGAGCAGCGTGCTTGTCCTTCGACGAGTATCGGCGTGATGGCGACAGATCGCACGCGCTGCGCACACAGCAATACATCACAGCGGGCTGTTTTGTGCGTGCGCTCTCGGGTCCCTTAGCTGAGTTCGTCAACGTGCAGAAGCCCATCGTCGAATGGGCTGATGAAGAGCGCGCCATCTTGCCGCTCATCATGTTCGGGCGTGAGCATAAGATCGAATTCTATCAGAAAGACCTTGAACTTGTCCCCACATAGGGAGTGTTGATCTTGCCGATCCGCCCTACTGATCCCCGTCGCAGCATCCTCGAGATCATGCTACGGGAAACCCTGCAAAAGCACAATTTGCAGGAAGAGAGGCTTAACTCATTCGAGCCCATCTTCGCTCGTCTCGAGGATAAGCTTGATCTCATACTCAAAATAGGAGCACGTATCTTGGCAACTCTCGCAGACCTGAAAGCAAAAGTTGATGCAGAAGGCACCGTCGTCAATTCAGCGGTGACGTTGATCAATGGCATCAGTGCCGAACTGAAGGCAGCGCTTGCTGCGAATGATCCCGCGGCCGTGCAGGCGATTGCTGACGAACTCGACGCGCAGCAGGCAGCGCTTGCAGCAGCCGTCGCGAACAATCCCGATCCTGCTGCATCTGTGACGGGCGCCGGCACTGTTGGTGGCGCAACGACTTCGGGCGCCGCTTCGGCGTAAAGACTGAGGAGCGTCGAGACTGCCAAGTCTCTCGACGCTATGCGAGCGTGACGCATGGTACGACAGGCAATCCAGGGCAGTCTGTAATCACGCAAGCCCTGGACCAATAAAGGAGCGAAACAATGGCCACAGCAATTGGTCCTGCGACACTTGAGATGAAGCGTCTCGTCGAGCAGTTGAACAAGAAGGCGGCTGAATTCCGCGCTGAGGGTTTATTGTTCTCATTCACAGCAGATCCCGCGTTCCCTGGTGTCGCTCTGATGTCGCCTGTCAATCGTTTCACATTCCCAGGGTAAGTCATGCCGCGCGTTGCATTGAAGCCAGAGCTAAGGGTCAAGACATCGCAGCCTAGCATGCTCGGTGATCTTCCGACAGCACTCGGCATCGAGCTTCCAGCACGCGCAGCAGACACATCGAGTGCGATGCGGACGACAGAGAGCACAGCAGCAGCAATCGCGCGCTCGTATCGTCGTGCAGAGGATTACGAGATCGACGACGAAGCAATCGACACGTTGACGTATAAGCCGCATGCAGGTGGACGCCCGACTGACTGGTCGAAGAAGTTTCCTCGTATTGCGTTTACCTTTGCATTGCTCGGGTTAAGTGATGAGCGCATTGCTCAGGCAATGGGCATTGATGTGACCACGTTCTATGCCTGGCAGAAAGATCACCCTGAGTTTTCCCAGGCTCTCGTCGATGGTCGGGATAATGCAGACGGTCTTGTCGTCAATGCGATGTTCAAGCGGGCCACAGGTTTCAAGTTCAAGTCGGTGAAGGTGTTCAACGATAAGGGCGTGCCGCTCTATGCGCCTTATGAGGAATTCGTGCCGCCTGATGTGACAGCGGGCAAGTACTGGCTGAGCACGCGTCGTCGTAAAGAGGGCTGGGCTGATGCTGAAGCCCCTGCTGGGTCTGCTGTGAGTGTGACCATCAACGTCAGTGATCCGCAGGAAGCTGCAAAGCAGTATCGCGAGATCATGCAGCTTGAGGGCGTGGCAGAGTGAGACAGTTTGTCATGCGTGCGCAGCCTCGCGCTGTTCTCTTCGTCACGTTGTCAAAGATGGTGCCACGTTGCACGACGACCTGTCGCATTGAATGGGTCTTGATCAATGCGGAATGCGATACGCGAGCAGAAGCGCTTGAGTATCAGCAATGGGCTGAATATGTCGCGGGTGAAATTGCGTGGATCGTGGAGCGCTGATCATGTGTACGTTCGATCATCATCTCCCAGATGAGTATGAGTATTGCCGACGTTGCGGCTTGCTCATTGTCGGGCCGATGATCGACAGACGGCAAGAGCCCTGTGATCCCCCCGATGCGCGTATCCTCGTCGAGCGTCGGCTGGCATCGATTGTCGCCACGAACAACATCGAGGGCGACGTGCAATGGGCTATTCGTTCTCTGACTGATGATGCGATGCGTAAGCAGCGCTCGTGCGAAGACGACCCGGATGCCACTTGACGACACAACGCCGTCCTCAGTCCTCAATCCTGACTTTGATTGGCGTAATCCAGATTACGGGACGATCTTCGCTCAGCGTGTTGAGCGACTTCGACGCATTCGTGCGAAGCCGGAGTGCTTGCCCGCACTGCGCGTCTTCTACAAGCACAACCCGGCGCAGTTTATCAACGATTGGGGCATGACGTTCGACCCTCGTCTCGTCGAGCGCGGCTTGCCCGGTGACGTGCCCTTCTTGCTCTTCCCGAAGCAAGTCGAATGGATTGAGTATGCGGTCAACAAATGGAAGAATAGGGAACGCGGGCTCACTGACAAGAGCAGAGATGGAGGCTTGTCGTGGCTTGCTGTGTCGCTGAGTGCGACCCTCTGCACGTTCTATGATGGCATGCTGATTGGCTTCGGTAGTCGCAAGGAAGAATATGTCGATCTCGCTGAGAGCCCGAAAGCGCTCTTCTGGAAAGCGAGATACTTCATCAAGAATTTACCACGCGAGTTTCGTCCCGGCTGGGATGATCGCAAGCACGCGCCCCATATGCGCATCATGTTTCCATCGACGGGCTCGACGATGACAGGGGAAGCGGGCGACAACATTGGGCGTGGGGACAGAGCGTCAATCTACTTCGTCGATGAAGCTGCCTACCTCGAGCGTCCCTTGCTGATCGATGCTGCGCTCTCGCAGACGACGAATTGTCGCATCGACATCTCGTCTGCGAATGGCTTGGGCAATCCCTTCGCGCAGCTACGGCACTCGGGCAAAGTCGAAGTGTTCACGTTGCACTGGCGCGACGACCCACGCAAAGATGAAGCGTGGTATGAGAATGAGAAGCTGAAGATCAACAACCCTGTGATCGTGGCGCAAGAGTTGGACATCAACTATGCGGCATCGACTGAAGGCGTGCTGATCCCTAGCGAATGGGCACAAGCTGCTGTCGATGCGCATGTCAAGCTCGGGATGACGCCAACGGGCTCACGATATGGCGCGCTCGATGTCGCAGATGAGGGCGCCGATCTGTGCGCATATGCGGGAGCGCATGGCTTCTTGCTCGACTATCTCGAGGAGTGGAGCGGGAAGAACAGCGACACTGCCTACACAACAGCGCGTGCGTTCAGTCTCGCCGAAGAGCTTGAGCACGAATTCTTCAGGTATGACGCAGATGGAATTGGTTCTGCTATTCGTGGTGACGCCCGGGTGCTCAATGAGCACCGCGCGCAGTATAAGCGACGCCCGATCCGCGTTGAGAGCTTTCGAGGCTCAGGTGCAGTCCTTCACCCTGAGCGTGAAGCGGTTAAGGGTCGAAAGAACAAAGATTATTACCAGAACTTCAAAGCGCAAGCGGGATGGGCACTGCGCGTCAGGTTCCAAAAAACTTATCGCGCAGTCGTCGAGGGCGCTCCTGTCTCAGCGAGCGACATCATCTCGATCTCGTCAAAGCTGCCATTGCTCTCGAAGCTGCTGATGGAACTGTCGCAGCCGACTTACGAGATCAGCAGTTTGGGCAAAGTGGTGATCGACAAGACACCTGAGGGCGTCAAAAGTCCGAACTTGTATGATGCAGTCATGATGCGATTTGCACCACGGGGCAATGCTCCGATGCAGATCGCAGCAGGAGCCGCCCAGCGTATTGCACAACCCTCTCCCGCGCAGATACAGGCGCAGATGCAGCCTAGTCGCTCTGGCCGTTTGATGATGCGCGGGAAAATAAGAAAGAGATTTTAGCAATGTCCCCTTCACGCAAAATGACAGACGAGCACTGGGCGAAAGCCATCATCATTGAGGTGACAGGTCAAGCTAGCACGCCATCGTCGATGCTCAAGAGCATGATCGCAGACATTCGCGATATGCCGCGCGGTCGTCCAATCGCTGATCTGCCCGACGACAATACGTCAGTGCTCGCGCGCACGGAAGATGGACGCGTGATGATCTGGCGCGCATCGATCTTGCACAACACGCTGCGCAACAGGGACAAGCTGCCGAACAACTTGCAGTTCCCTGCGACGCAGTGGATGCCGATATCTGATATCGTTTGGTAAAGGGTCTGACTGTTTGCCGAAGCTCCCAAGCAAGATGACGGCCAACGGGCGCGCTCGCGTGCAGCCCGTCCCGGTACAGTCGCAAGCAGAGCCGCCAAAGGTAGCGGCAAAGAAGACGCCGATGAAGATCAGCCCTGAACTGATCAGTCGCATGCGTAGAGACCGCACCAAGCGCACGCAGCCACAGGAAAACCCCTTTAAGCTGCCGCGCGTGATGCCCGGTGTCGTCCCTGACGGCACGCCACAGCTTGCCATGGACAACGACATCGAGACTGGGTTCAATACAGCGTTCGCTGGTCTCCCAGTTCACGGCATGTGGGCTGAGGGCATCGGCTTCATGGGATATCCGTATCTCGCGATGCTCTCGCAGCGCAGCGAGTATCGGCAGCCCGTCGAAGTGCTCGCAGAGGAGATGACGCGGAAGTGGATCGATATCAAAGCCGAAGGCGACAATAAGGCAGACACTGCGCAAGCGTTGAATGACGCGCAGGAACGTTTCAAGCTGCGAGATCGCTTTCGGAAAGCGCTTGAGATCGACGGCATCATGGGCATGTCGTTTATCTATATCGACCTGAATATGCCGGGGGACAGTAACACGCCGGTATGGGAAAATCCCGACGAACTGCTTGCACCATTGACGCCGACACCCGACAAGATCGGCAAGGGCATGCTGCGGGGTTTCAAAGTGCTTGATCCAACATGGATGGCGCCGAACGTCTATGACGCGACCAATCCCATGTCAGACACGTTCTACAGACCACAAGTCTGGTGGGTAATGGGCAAGCAAGTGCACGCGTCGCGCTTGATCACGATCTTGTCACGTCCCGTGCCTGATATGCTGAAGCCTGCCTATAACTTTGGCGGGCTGTCGCTCTTGCAGATGATGAAGCCATACGTTGACAACTGGCTGTCTACGCGTCAGGCAGTCAACGACTTGATCAACGCCTTCACTGTCTGGGTGCTCGCGACCAACATGGAAGCCGTGCTGCAAGACGATCTCAGTGGTTCAGGCGGCGAGGGGTTCGAAGCGCGCATCGATCTGTTCGCGAATACGATGAACAATCGCGGCGTAATGGCTATCGACAAAGAGAGCGAGACGCTGGAGAACATCTCGGCGCCGCTCGGCTCGCTCGACAAGCTGCAAGCGCAAGCGCAAGAGCACATGTCGTCGCCCTCGCGCATTCCGCTTGTCAAGTTGTTCGGCATCACGCCATCGGGCTTGAATGCATCGAGTGATGGTGAGATACGCACGTTTTACGACAGCATCCATGGCATGCAGCAGCGCGTCATCGGGGATGGCATCGATCTTGCGCTCAAGATCATTCAGTTGAATGAGACAGGCTCGATTGACGAGGAACTCACTTATGAGTTCGTCGAGCTTTGGCAACTCGATGAAGCAGGCAAAGCTGCTGCGCGCAAGACTGATGCTGACACAGACGCTGTGCTGATCGGGGCAAGCATCATCTCCCCAGACGAAGCGCGCAATCGCATTGCATCTGATGATGGTCCGTATGCTGGGCTTGAGGGTGAAGCACCTGAGCCTGTGCAACTCGACGACGATCTCAGCGGTGAAGAACAAGACGACGACGCGAACAAGATCGCAAACTCAGGCGCGAATGGCAATACCACAGGCGCCAATTCGGGGGTTTAATCAGGTGTCGAGCGCAGCCCAGACTGTCGAAGCAAAGTGCTATTGCGGGCGCCCTCTCGGGCACACAGGACGACACATCGGCGGTCTGAACAAGAAGACGCTCGGCTCGCCGAAGGGCATACGCTCGCCTAAGTTCATGGGCATGATCGAAGCTGAGATTGCTGGCTTGCATCAGATGATCGGCAAGCTCAAGAGCGAGATCAGAGCGAAGCAGCATGCGCTGCTCGATGCGGAATTCAAATTGAAGCCGCTCGCTGCATTGCTTGAGGCTTATCAGAATAAACGCATTGAGGGTCCCGTTGTCGCGTCGTCGTCGCAAGTGCAGCAGACGCATCTTGCCGTTGTCGCTGAGCGTCCGCCGCCGAAGCCTGTCACCGATGCGACTGAAGACGACTTCGAGCCTGTCGAAGTCACGTTTGAGGCAGTCAAGCGTTGGGCTGCGCAACGCAATCTGACATTCAAGACGTGGGACGATCTGCGCGCAATCAATCAGCGTCGCGAGCAGTTCGAACTGCCCCCCTTCAAGAAGAAGTTGTGAATGGCGCTGACGCCAAAACGAAAGCTGCGCAGTCCAAGCGGTAAAGCAATCGCGCTTCCCGCAATTCACCCGAATGTGGGTATTGCAGTGGGATACCGGCAACGTATCGACAAGCTCGTGGCGGAGATGCATAGAAGCGTATGCTACTGGCTGACTGCGCAGTATCGCGCAACGCCGCCATTGCTCGCGTCCGATGCGTCTCCCGCTGCTGAACTGCTCGCGCGCTTACGCCGCCTCAGCAGTCGGTGGTTAGCGAAGTTTGCAGAGGGTGCACAGCGGCTTGGCGAGTACTTCGCCACATCAGTGAACAAGCGCTCAGACGCCGCGCTCAGAACCATTCTACGGGATGCGGGGTTCTCGGTTAAGTTCAAGATGACACGACCGATGAACGATGTCATGCAAGCGACGATCGGTGCTCAGGTCGAGCTTATCAAGTCGATAGCGAGCGAGCATCTGTCAGACGTGCAAGGGCTCGTCATGCGCTCTGTGCAGGAAGGTAGAGACCTCGCAACGCTGACCAATGACCTGCAGAAGCGCTATGATCTGACACGCAAGCGCGCAGTGCTGATCGCACGCGATCAGAACAATAAGGCAACGGCTGCGATGACGCGCGTTCGTTATGAAGAGCTTGGTTTGACGAAGGCGATCTGGATGCATTCGGGTGGGGGAAAAGAGCCGCGCCCAACGCATGTCGCATTTGCCGCTGGGAAGCTCGACGGGCCGATCTTCGACGTGCGCGAGGGTTGGCTTGACCCAGCGGTTAATGAGCGCATATGGCCCGGTACGCTCATTAACTGTCGCTGTGTCTCGCGTCCTGTCATTCCGGGTATCTAGCGCATATTGTCTAGGTGTTGCTCACCCATGCGCTCCAACATGGGTGTGATGCGTCGCGCTTGCCTGATCACTTCTGCTGCCATGCGTGCGCTGTCTTGGAACTGCGCTTCGAGTTCGACGATGCGCTTGTCATAGAACCGACGACGTTCCGCTGCGCCGATCCACGATGCAACGGCCATGATGAGAAAGATCACGTTGATTGTGCCAAGCAGTGTCATTGCTTATCTCCTGCGTAAGAAAGTAGGTAAAGGCAAAAACTCGCCGATCCGAACGCTGTTGCAAGCCAAATCTCAGTGCTTCTGACTTTGCCGAGGATGTAGCAGATCAGGATTGACAGTGAGATGCCCTCGCATAAGCCCGAGAAGAACAGCAGCACATTCACCATCATGGCAACAGCACCTGATGGATCGCTTCATAGAGCTTGTCGAGCGTCTTCATGCGCTCGAAGATGAATGCGACAGCTTCGCCGCGCGATGGCCACGAGTGCACAAGGAAGCCGTCGGCGTCGTGATGTTTTGCCCAACGTCCATCGTTGAACTGCACGCCAAAACGACCATTCGTCATCTGCACAACGCGCATCACTTGTCTCCCAGTTTGCCGCCCGGCATCCCCTGCACTTCTCCGCTCATGGGCATCCCGGGGTGGATCTCGCGCTTGTGTGCTGGTGCATCTTCGCGAATGGCAACTTGCTCACGATCAGGACGAAAGCCGGGTGTGCGTGTCGCTGCGAATGCTGTCTCTGTTGCCGATACAGGTTCCTGCCAATCGCTGGGAAGACAACGCGGCGCTTTGCTCAGCACGATCTGCCCAGGGAACTGAGCCTCGAGCCAGCGTTCTGTGTCGCCACTGATACCGATCGCAGTCGTGAGCAGCAGTTTCTTGCCGCCTTCGTAAGTGTCGGTCGAGATCGGGAAGGTATCGCAGTCGTATTCCTGCAGATACGCAGTGATCTTCTCGACCATCGTTGGCTCGTTTGCCTGCTCGCTCTTCTCCTGCGTCATCATCTGCACAATCGAGCGCAGCATGCAAAGCCGTTCAAGGCGTATCGACGCGCTGCTTGCTGCTTCGTGGTCGTTTTCGTCCATGAATTGATCGTGTGCCGCTTGCAGCAGATTGACATGCTCATCGGCGAGCGCGAGCAGCAGCGCAACGAAGGGTCCGCTCTTGGTCTCACTCATTAGTTTGCTCCTTTGGTTTCGAAGTGCTCACGCGCAAGCCAGACGAGCCAGCCTTCGCGCTTGTTCTTGGAACTGAACCATACAGCATACAGAGGCTCCTGTTTCTTCTCTGCATGCAGGCTGTCGATGTAGCCAATCTGACCGAGATGCAGCACGCGATCCCAGTCCATGATGCTGCGATTGGGCGGGAACTTGACGAGCTTAACAGCCACGCCAATATCAGGCTCGTTCATGTGCTGTGAATGTCGCCTGGGAGAACAGAGCGCTTGCTGTCTGTTGGATGGCTGTTTGGCCAGTGTGAGTTCTGCTTGATGCGCTCTTCCAGTTCTCTTAGTGCTCGTGTTCCATACTGTGTCAGTGGCGCAGCGTGATGCGCGATGGTCAGGATTGCTTCTCGGAGTTCTTCAAGTGCGGTCATGTGCCTAACTCTGTGGAATGTGTGAATAACAGGATTACTATACGTCATGCCGGATCCCCTGCTCAAACTCGCCTATGATCGTTCGCTTCGGCGATACGACAAAGAGGGACGCTTGCATGTCGAACTGACCCCGATCAGCAAGGCGAACATCTGCCCATACTTCGGGCGCGAGATCCCGCACGGCGATCTGCTTGGGCTTGAGCCTGACCGCATTTATCAGATGTTCCGCGCCCCAGAAGAACTGGCGAAGGGCGCGCAGTCGAGCAACAACATCCAGCTGCTTGAGATCCACATCGGCGTCACTGCGCGTGATCCCAAGAAGCAGCACATCGTCGGTTCGACGGGCACGGATGCGATCTTCGACGCACCCTACTTGAAGAACAGTTTGGTTGTCTGGGACAAGACAGCCATCGATCTCATCGAGAGTGATCGCAAGAAGGAACTGAGTTGTTCCTATAGCTACACTCCCGACATGACGCCCGGTACGTATCTGGGCATGAAATACGATGGCGTGATGCGCGATATCGCGTTCAATCACGTTGCACTCGTTGAAGACGGCAGGGCAGGGGCGGATGTCCTGGTCGAAGATAGTTTACCGCTTAAACTCAACCCACGAGGATTGAAAATGCCGAAGACCACTCAGGCCACTTCGCGTAAGGCGCTTGTCGCCCGGGGCGCGTTGACGGCTTTTATTGCTCCCAAGCTCGCCAATGACGCGCAGATCGATTACTCGAAGATCCTGCGTGGGATCACTGCCGAGAACTGGGTTGACAGCCGGCCCGTTCTGATGTCGCGGATCAAGATCGCGACGAATGGCAAGCTCGCCAACGACGAAGACCTCGAGGGCATGGACAAGGTGCTGTCGATGCTCGACAAGACGGGCGAGGACGAGAAGGACGACGACGAAGACGACGACGAAGACGCGAAGAAGAAGGCTGCCGACAAGCGCGCTCGCGACGAGGCCGAGGAAGAAGAGCGCAAGAAGAAGGAAGCCGAAGACAAGCGCGCTCGCGATGCGATGAGCGAAGAAGAGCGCAAAGCGGCTGACAAGCGCGCACGTGACGAGGAAGAGGCCAAAAAGAAGGAGGCCGACGACAAGCGTGCACGTGACGAAGAGCGCGCCGCCGACAAGAAGGCGATGGATGCCGCCATCGAAGAAAAGGTGTCCGAAGCGCGCAAGCAGTGGCAACGTGAGCAGCGCGAACTGCTCGAAGCGCGCGATCTCGTGACGCCGATCATCGGCGCTGTCATGGCGCAAGACAGTGCCTCCGCCTATTACGAACTGCTGTTCGACAAGCACGATGTCAACTTCGAGGGCATCCCGCCGTCGGGTTACAAAGCGCTTGCAACGCAGGTCATTGCGCGCGTGACAGCCAAGCCCGCCACACGTCCTGTCGTGAAGCATGCCAACGACAGCGCCGTGGTCGATTTCAACAAGCGCTTCCCGGATGTCTCGCGCATTCGTGCAGTTTAAGGAGTAACTGAAACATGACTGCTGGTAACTTCCAGAAGCAAGTCAACTCGCAGCCGGCTCCGGCTGTTGAGGGTGATTTCTGCTCAACCAACCCGCGCTGGTCGGTGAACGCGGGCCCCGGTGGCCTCGTTGCAGGTAGCTCGCTCATCGTCGGGCGCGCTGCTTGGGTCACTCCGCCGCTTGACGGTGATGGCTTCCCGGCTGTTGCGAACAGCTTCGGCTCGGGGAACATCACGGGCATTCTGCATCGCGAGCAGCAGGCGCTGTTCACTCAGTATCTGCAGGAAGTCTCGATGCAGGTGCCTGCCGGCTTCAACATCACGTTGATGGCGAGCGCCGATCTGTGGGTGAAGAACAGCGGCTCGTCTGTCGCACAGGTGGGGCAGAAAGCTTACGCCGCATTCGCCGATGGCACGTGGTCGTTTGCTGCGACGGGCACTCCCGGAGCGGGCGCGACTTCAACAGGCACGATCTCTGCTCAGACAGGCTCGTGGACGGGGTCGATTGCCGGCGACGTGATGACGGTCACAGGCTCCGTGACAGGGCTCGTCGTGCCGGGCGGTATCTTGAGTGGCACCGGGGTCGTCACCGGGACACAGGTGCTGTCGCAGATCAGTGGTACGCCCAATGGCGCAGGGACTTACTACGTCTCCGCGAGCCAGACCGTTGCCTCGACGACGATCAGCGAGACTTACGGCCTCTTCACTTCCGTTTCGGGTCTCTCGGGCGGCAGCTATGCAGTCGGCGACGTGCTCGCAGGTTCGGGTGGTGGCGGTGTCACTGCCGGAACGAAGATCACGGGCTTTGGCACGGGCACCGGCGGGCTCGGCACTTACTATGTGCAGACCACGCAGACTGTCACGTCTTCGTCGATCACGTCGGTCTTGAATGTCGAAACGCCTTGGATTGCGATGAGTTCGGGCGCCAACGGCGAACTCGTCAAAATCTCGCGCATCTCGCTCGGTTAAGGAGTTACAACGCAAAATGAATCCTGATTTCCAACTGCTGGCCGAGCAGGGCGCTCACTTCTGGGGCTCTGATCAGGTCTTCACTGAAGATGCTTGGAAGAGCAACTTCAATCTCGCAATGGATGCACAGCCGGCGCTCACAACGCTTGCCAACTCAGGCATCCCGCAGTGGCTGACCACCTTCATCGATCCGACGATCATCAACGTGCTCTTCTCTCCGTTGAAGGCTGCGAAGATTTTCGGCGAGGTCAAGAAGGGCGATTGGTTGATGCAGACCGCGCTTTTCCCAATCGTTGAATACACCGGCGAAGTCTCTTCGTATGGTGACTTCAGCGAGAACGGGCGCACCGGCCTCAACACTGATTTCCCGAACCGGCAATCGTATCTGTATCAGATCATCAAGGAATATGGTGAACTGGAGATGGAGCGCGCCGGGCTCGCGAAGATCGCGTGGGCGGCCGAACTCGACAAGGCGTCGATCAACATCCTCAATCGGTTTCAGAACAATTCCTACTTTTTTGGAATTCAGGGTCTGCAACTGTATGGGGGACTGAACGACCCCAACCTCACCGCGTCGCTCGCTCCCGCAACGAAAGCTGCCGGCGGCACGACCTGGTTCGTCAATGGCAGCCCGAATGCCACGGCGAATGAGGTTTACAACGACATCCTCGCGATTTACGAGCAGCTGGTCGTGCAGGCCGGCGGTGTCGTCGAACTCGACATGGAACAGACGATGGTGCTTGCGATGTCGCCCGCGGTGCAAGTCGCGCTCGACTTCACAAACACCTACGGCATCACGACGCGCGACATGCTGCGCAAAGCGTTTCCAAATATGCGCATGGAAACGGCCGTGCAGTATGGCGTGCAGACTGCCTCGAATACTCCGGGCATCGTTGCTGGCAATCTCGTGCAGTTGATCGCCGAGAACGCCGGTGGGCAGGATACCGCGTTCTGTGCGTTCAACGAGAAGCTGCGCACGCACAAGATCGTAATCGCGATGTCGTCGTACAAGCAGAAGGCAACACAGGGCACTTGGGGCACTGTGATCCGTCAGCCGTACGCGATTGCATCGATGCTCGGCGTCTAAGTCGAGCATCATCGAGGGAGCCGAGTAACTATCGGCGGGTGACTAGCTCGGCAGTCGCATGCCCGCCACTTCACAAGAAAGGATGAATGAACAATGGATGTCGTGACGGTTGCGTGCAAGTTGCCCAATGGGCTCATTCTGCGCACGTTCAGAAAGGAACGTTTCCAGCGCCCAGTGATCGGCGGCGGAATGCGTGAAGTCGATGAGTTCCTGCCGACTGGCGAACAGTATGTGGTCAACGGCAACACTGCGCCGTATGCCAAGCCGTTGCTCGATGCGAACGGCGATGCGATCATGCTGGAGCAGTCGTTTGCACTGACCCCCGACATTCCCAAGGCGTTCTGGGAACTGTGGCTGGAACAGAACAAGGACAGCGCGGTCGTCAAGAATGGGCTGATTTTCGCATCGAGCAAGCCACTTGAAACGCGTGCGATGGCGAAAGCACATCGCGACAATCGCCATGGTCTTGAGCCGATCGACGTGCACGCGAATGCGAATGATCCGCGCAACCCGCCGCGTGCGTCGAAGCTGCGCGCTGGGCAAATCTCTGCCATCGCCAAAGCAGACGTGGCGGCGTCAGGCTAAATGAGCAGCACGGGGATTGCAGTCTTCGTCTATGCTGACTGGGCGCTGCGCTATCCTGAATTAGCGGCGCCACCTGACGGCACGGGCACGACGACCGCAGCACAAGCTGCTGATGACTTTGTGCTGGCGGGACTGTACCTCAACAACACGCCATGCAGTGTCGTGCGCGACGTTACCGTGCGCACGCTGCTGCTCTACATGATCACGGCCCATATTGCTGCGCTCAACGCGCGACAAGCCGCAGAGCCCAACGGTAACGCGTTGGTAGGGCGCATTTCAGATGCGACGCAGGGCTCTGTCTCTGTCTCGACTGATGTGGGCACGACGACGCCCAATCAAGCCTGGTTTTATCAGACGCAATACGGTATCTCATTCTGGCAGGCGACAGTCGCGTATCGGTCTGGGGGACGATACAAGCCCGGTCGTCGTCCCTATCTTGGCGTGACAAACGCAGCATTCACTGGGTTCCGTGGCACGCGACGCTGATGGCGCAATTCGAATACTCAGTGGGCGGCGAGAAGACAGCGAGCTTCATTGCGCGTTATAAACGTTGGGCAAGCGGTCCCGATGCTGTCTTGAAGGTCGGCTTCCTCGAGAATGCGTCTTATCCCGATGGCACGCCTGTTGCGATGGTCGCAATGATCCAGGAATTCGGCGCGAAGATACAGCGCGCCGCGGGACAGATCACGATCTATCGCATGATGAACAAATCGGGCACGGGGTTTGCGCGCAAGGGACGCTTCGTTCCGCAAAGCAAAGCGAACTTCGCCTCGACACATTCGCATGACGCTTACGAGATCAACATCCCGCCGCGTCCGTTCTTTCGCACGATGATTGCGCAGAACAAGGACAGTTGGGCGCCAACTGCTGCTGCGTTGCTGAAGCAAGGCAAGTCGCCTGACGAAGTGCTCGACATCATGGGCGAACTGCTCGCGGGACAGTTGCGCGCATCGATCATCGCAATGAAGTCTCCGCCCAACGCTCCCTCGACAATACGCAAGAAAGGCTTTGACGATCCGTTGATTGACACGGGGCACATGCTCAACAGCGTGGACTTTGAAGTAACCTCCTGAAAC